CGTTCTTCTAAATAATATATAATCGAAAACATATAGAGCTTTTTCCAGTATATTGTCTAGTGAACCATGTCTCCCTCACTTTTAAATCGACTTACCTACACTATTGCCGACTTTGCACGCATTTATGAAGATGAGTCGATCCCTGTACCGAATAAATCAATTCAAGATATATTTGCCTCATTAGAAAAGGAATTGGCGCCCTATATTCCCGTAGAACAAGCTACAGAACACGCACAACATACAAACATAACAAAGATTGATCGTTCATCTGAATCTCGTCGTTCATCACACCGACGTCATGGAGGCGGGAGAAGCCAACCTACATTGACGGATGAAGATTGGTCAGCAATACGTAACTTCAAAACTACAGTCATCGATAAAAAGGAGGGGGTTGATAAGAAGATCAACGATATCCGTCTGGCCATCAACAAAATATCTAATAAGCAATTTGACACTCAATGTTCGAGTATTATAGAACAGCTCAATCAGCTTGTTTCTGAATCCGATGAACACGCCACCGATGCACTAGAGCGCGTAGCCAAGGCGATTTTTGATATTGCATCTACAAACAAGTTTTATTCTGAAATGTACGCTGATTTGTACAAGGAATTGATACCGCGATTTGCCATTTTCGGTGTTTTACTACAGTCATTTATTGATAGTTTTCTTCAGACGATTGACAATATCCAATATATGGACCCCAATGTCGATTACGATCGTTTTTGTGAATATACGAAGGAAAACGACAGACGTAAGGCCATGTCTATGTTTATCGTAAACTTGTTGAAGAGGGGGCTCTTGGATGGACGCGCGATAGTGAAAACAGTGCTTCAACTACACCTTATTCAAGCGAAGTATATAGATGAATCGGATCGTATCAATGAGGTAGATGAAATTACCGAAATGCTCTTTATTTTCATGTCGCAATGTGGCGAGGTTTTTGGTGGGTTTGAAGAATGGACTGATTTGTTGGTGCCAGGTATGATCGCTATTTCCACAATGAAAAACAAGGAACATCCTAGTTTATCCAGTAGGACGATTTTCAAATGCCGTGATTTGGTGGAAAAGATTCGATAGGTATACAATTGACCCCTTGTTTTTGTGTTATCTAATACCGTTTACGAAAGTAAATATACCTTGCGTGTAACGATTTGCAATTGATTTTTCAAATCTGGATGATCAATATGTATTGTTTTTCCAGTTTCCGAAACACCCAATATCGTTTTTATTGTTTTTTGACCACGGGTAGTAAATATGATTTCGCGCCCGATGTACTGTCTCGCATTTTCTGAGGTCACTTGTACGGCGTTTTGCATGGTTATGTGAGTCTTAATGTAAGCAATAAAATATATTTCAATTTTCCACATACAAAAACATATCGACATATGTTAAATGAAACACTACACATTTTCAAACGGATTCCGTATCATATATGAACAACCGAAAAACACGCTCCCATTAACATCTATTTATGTGTATTGTGATGTAGGATCCATTCATGAGCCCGACTCAATGAAAGGTGCAGCGCATTTTATCGAACACTGTATTTTCAAAGGTACAAAAAAACTGAAAAAGTCCATCGATTTATTCAAAGCGTATGATCGCACCGGAGCCAATTATAATGCATTCACTGAAAAACGCTACACCTGTTATATGATAAAATGCATTGACGCGTATACAGGACATTGCACAGAGACACTGGCTGATATGTTACTACACTCTCGTTTTCCGACTGCCGAAATATTGGCAGAAGAACAAGTTGTAGTGGAAGAAAATATCCGGATAGCGGATTCACCCGAATACGATTTAGCCAATTTGACAAATAGTGTCCTGTACTCAGGTACAGAGTTTGCGAAACCGATCGATACTTTGGACTATCACAAATCCGGACGAACACGACCGAAACGATTCGATCGTTCAGCCGTCGTCGAAATGTACAACACCTATTATCGTCCGGATCGAATGGTATTTAGTATTGTATCGCGTATCCCCTTTTCCGTTATCGTAAAAATGTTGAAAAAGACGGACTTTGTTCTTGGGGATGGACACTCCATTGTACCTATACAACAGATCTTAATGAAACCGATAGAACATACATCCACAACGCAATATAAGTTGATGGAAAAACGGGGATTTAGTACGATACATCTAAACGTGTCATTTCGCACATGCAGTCAATATTCGCCCGATAAACATATATTGAGCGTTGTCAGATCGATTCTGAGTGGAACGATGGGATCGCGCTTATTTATGGTTTTGCGGGAGAAAAATGGATTGACATACACGTCGTCAGCCACTACCGAATATTACGAACCCGGAGGTGACTTTACCATTTATACGGAGGTAGATCGCCGTAAGATTCTGAAAAATGGTTCAAAGCCGGGGGTATTGCCACTCATTATGGGTATAATCGGCGATTTGGTAAAAAACGGTGTTTCGGAGGAAGAATTAACGCGGATCAAGGACAATTTGCAGGCCAAAAGGTCCATGGCTCTAGAAGATAGTAATGTCCAAACGTCGCACAATGGGCGCGATTGGCTTTTGTATGGCGACCCGGATAAAATCGTCCCGTATGCCGATATGTATTCAACCTACACGGCTCCTATAACACGGAAACAAATACTAGAGGTCGTTCGAAAATATTTTGTGCGGGCCAATATGGTGGTTTGTATGGTGGGAGACGGATTACCAACATTGGAATCTGTAAAAGCGGTATGTGATAAGGGTGTTTTTTGAGTTTTGGATAATAATAGAACTATCGAATCATTGCGCATTGCAAATGTCTAATCAAGTATGAATTGTTACTCGTTCATCTTCAATAAACGCATAAACCATGCTCCCAAAAGGAACCACATCGCTATGATACTATTTCCTCCATTATATATGGCCCATCGCAGGGCCTGGCAATGGGGTGCCGGTACCAAGAATGGCGCTGCCAAAAAGCCGAAAAACGTCGCAGGTACACACCAATATGTATACATGTGCGCGGATACATAATGTATCACAATCCATACCACATATATACCAAATCCAGTAACAATCGTTTTCGTAAACGCATAAATATCAAGACTTCGTATTATCGACATTTTGTAGACAAGTATTGTTTGTCTACAAAACAACAGCACAAATCAATTTTAAGGTATATCCGTGTTTTTGTATCCAAATGTATACAAAAACGTGGATTCCCTATATTTCTTTCGTGCATAAATATATTTATGCACAAATCAACTTTATTCCCGGGTCCAAAATGGACCAGAGGAAGGTTATCTAGCCCGCAATCCAGGTAAATGTCCCGATCCAGGTGTACGTTGACGTACATATTGTTCCTGTTTTGTCTGCGCACTTACATCTACTACAGCAAACTCTACGGGACCGGTTTGCAGGACCGGTGCCGCCGTACTCACCCCATGTTGGAAAGAGATGGGTGTCGCCGAACCCATTGTTACTGCATGAGTGTAGACCCTGTTTTGTTTTTCTTGTGCCATCAATTCCGCCTTTTTGCGAAACAAATGCCCCGACGATGCAGAACCATTTGGCGACGGTACTACACCTGATGTAATCGATGGTAAAATAGGTCCGGATGATAGCGCATTCGCAGTCAGTGTGTATCGCGGATTCGAATGAGATGCTGCAAAGACAGTGGTATTGTCCAACAAACTCATCTGTCTGTACAAGTTCAACAGAGTTGTACGGTATCCCAATATACGAAGTGCAGTTAGCAGGGTTATTTCCGACACACCAAACACGTATATCGGATTCGCAATAATCTCCTTGCTTCTCTGGATGAGCGAAAACTGGTTATCCTTACGGTACAGAAATTGCCAAGGCATTTTTATCATGCCAACATTCGTAGGATCAATTATCAAGAAAACGCGACAGGAAATGGATCGGATCATTGCGGGTAATTCAGACGAGAGTGTGGACAATGACTCCCCATAGAAACATATCCATACTTCGATCAATTGGCTCGATGCTGCGACGATTTCTGATAGAGCAGATCGAATGTTAGCATCCGTAACTTGATCATCCGATATAGACAAAATATTGACAGGATCATACTTGTAGGCCTGTTGTAACATCATTTGCATATCATTGGACGCACCGACGAATAATGCATGTTTGGACATCCCTTGAATATAAAGAATGAACATAAATATATATAGAGTGCATGGACCCATACAAGATCTATCTTCAGGATGCGGTCGGTAAAATACAAAAAGTCTATGTATTTTCGTCTAAATCGTCGGCCGATTCGTCTACATCCTCATTATTTAGCGATATCGAGTTGGCCGCATTTAAAGCCGAATCCATCGAGGTAATCTACACCGACTCTCTTATTCATAAAGACGATTCCATATGTGTAGTAAAAAAAAAGATTCTTCGTGCACTTGATCCTACCCAAGTCGCCTACGATGAATTGTATATATTTTCCAAGACGGTGATCGATGTCGATATTGGCGAAGTCTATCCACAAAAAAGGGGTCAAACCATTACAGCCCCTATGTTTGGACAAATCTGTGCCAATCTCGATTTGGACGAGACCATCTTGGCCCCAATCGAAACCAAGGAGGTCTATTCCTATGACGACTTTGTAAGACTCAATATCCAAGGCACTCGACGTGCAATCTACACCCATGTTGGACAGCGATTTACTCAATCGCGGGACTATCTCCTACCCGCGAATCCCTATTATTTGCTAAATATTGGCCACGACCAATACCAACCGTCCGATGAAAACCGGCTTTTTTCCATGGAAAATGCCCTCCTCCTTAATTTCCCCCCACCTGATCGCAACATCCTCTATGTATGTTTAGCCAAGGATGCATTTGATTACGCGACCAAGACTGGTCTAGACGAAGAATACATGTGTGAACTCTATTTTCCAAGATTGTTTAAGCGACAAATACGAAATGGGAGTGTTCTCGCTGCACAAAAACAGCGACTTATCCAAGAAAATAGGGGCATTTTGACAGTGGCCGCCCTCCGTCTCTATGAAACGGTCGACACTCTCCATCGGATTCACGCGGAACGTACGGCAGAGCTACCCTACATTGTCAAGGGTGTGCGACAAATCTCGTTTTTCACCAAGCCAACACATGCTCAGTCGGTGCTCCCGTTAGACGCGATTTTTAAACAGATCCATGCATCCGCCAAGATCCCCTTTATCAAATACAATCCGGGCAATCGACGCGAAAACATGTATCGCATTTTTTCGGCAGGTGTTGCCAAGAATGGTAAAAAAATACCTCTATTGAGCGAAAACGTGTGTATGCGCCTAAAGCGCGATATGGGAAAGGGCGGGCGACAAATAGCCTTTTACGTTCCCACTGCGAGTAATCTAGATCTCTTTGTCAGTTTCATGCCAGACGGACGTATTGGCATTCGCGCTAAACTTTCCTCTATTGTGGAGATCGAGGAATTAGACCAAATATTAAAGGATACATTATCGCCCATTTACGCGGAACTCGGTCGTGTATTGCAACCCGCAGGATACACGCTGACACCATTTGTAGGAATACGCAACACTTCACTTGACACGGTTGATTTGACCTACGTCGTCCAACTCACCTTGGAAAAGGAGATTCAGCTAAAGAATCATTTAGGATGCGTTTCCGCCGTTTTTGACATATTGTCCGACGATGTGACGGCTGGCGCAAAAATGCGCCTAAAGCGCGTGGAAAACTACCAAGAAATGGATGCGCAATCGGCATTCATTACAGAGATTTATCACCGCACTGGAAAAGTCCAAGATGTCATTGAAGGGTTGATGGAAAATTGGGGTCTTACTGAAGACGCTGCCCTTATGCGGTATGCACAATATTCATCAGAACATCAACAGGTCCAAGGTGAGATCTTGGAAAACCCCGGGTTTTCGACCCTTTTCCGTATCTTACCGTTGAAGAACGTCCTCCAAGTGGAGGTGGCCGATATCGTATCGGTGGAATATTTAGCCAATTTGGATATTTATATCGACAGTATTTTGCGATTGAGTCAGGCCCCCAATACTACAGGCGTACCTGCTGAAAAACGAAAACGAATATGTGGTCGTCCCAAGATTGACAAAGCCGTCGACAAAACCCATGTGGAAAATGTAGTTGTTATTGCGACAGAACCTATTCGTGCGCAACCGCTCGTATTTCATATGGAGGATGAAGATGACGCAAATGTGGAGGAAGATGATGAAGGAGGATTGTTTTATGAAGACGATGGGATTTATGAAGAAGAAGGAGAGGTCAAAGACGATGACGAAGACACAGACGCAGACGCCGGTCTATTTTATGAAGAAGAGACATCGCCCTCACCATCACAAACAGGCGGCGATGGATCACAAGACGATGAATCATCGGAAGATGTTGCTGCCGACTTCAAGCAAACTATTGACGGAATGCCGCTAAACAATCCCAACCCTTTTTTCAAACGTATGCGCGAACGTGATCCTACACTCTTCCTCACTAACAAACAGGGAAAATACAAGGCATATTCGCGCATTTGCCCTTCCAATGTCAATCGCCAACCCGTCATGTTGACCGACGAAGAAAAGGCGGAAATCGATGAAAAACATCCGGGTTCTTATTCACATTCCATCACCTATGGATCCGATTCGAACAATCGATATCATTATATTTGTCCACGTTACTGGTGTCTATTGACCAATACTAGCATCACAGAAGAAGAGGTGAAGGCGGGTAAGTGTGGTTCTATCATTCCACCCAATTCGAAAAAGGTGCCTAAAGGTGCCTATGTGTACGAGTTCAATAGTCCCAAAGAGCATGTCGACAAAACGGGAAAATACGTCCAACACTATCCCGGATTTCTTCCTAAAGATTCCCATCCTGACGGCCATTGTCTCCCCTGTTGTTTTAAACAATGGGATTCGAATCTCCAGAAAACCAGAAGGGGCGAATGTAGCCAGGACCAAGGTGTCGATCTTGGTCTTGACCAAAAAAAGGGAAAGGATCAAGCCGCCACATTTTATATTATGAGTGCGGCCTCTCGCCCCCTCCCACCCAAACGCTGGGGGTTTTTACCCATGGCCGCTCAACTTTTCCTAAATACGGACAACAATGCGATCATGTCGAAAACCAATTCGGCAGCGGTGAAACCCAACACCCCCATTTTATTACGCTACGGTGTTGAACAGACCGAGTCGCAATCCTTCTTGGGATGCATGTCCGAAATATACGCCTACAAACAAGGTTTGGTCGATGTCCCTACCATTGCCGAGTTTCGCGAGATCTTGGCCAAGACCATTACACTCGATTCCTTTTTGAAATACCACAATGGATCACTCATTTCCGCATTTCAGGCAAAGCGCACCGACGAGTCCAAAGTTGATATTGATGCCTACGCCGAATCTGCCTTTGTGAAAACGATCGATGTCCAAGACGAGAAGCAATACGACTTCTTGGTCGCCACAATTGCCTCCTATGAAACCTTTTTACGATTTTTACGTGACCCTGCAGTCGTCATTGACCACACCTACCTTTGGGATATTTTCGTCGATGCAAACCCCGTGCTAATGAAAGGCGGTGTCAATTTGGCCATCTTGGAAATTACAGAGAATGATGCGACCAACAACATCGAATTATTGTGTCCGACGGATTCGCAATCGGCGGTGTTGTATGATCCACGCAAGGAAACGGTGGTTTTGCTAAAGCAGGCTGCCTTCTACGAACCCGTTTATTTATATGAGGATCGCGAAACCCAAATATTGGTAAAGAAGGCGTTTATGGACAATTCGCCCGTCCAAAACATCCGCCGCATTTTGACATTGGTACAGAATACGACCAAGAAATATTGTGCGCCTCAAATGTCTATGCCGAAAGTCTATACATTCGACAAAAATAGGGGGGCAGCGGAAGTAGCCCGTGCACTAAAGGCGGCCTACTATGAAGTGGTGTCGCAAGTCATGAACTTTCGCGGTCAGGTCATTGGAATCTTGGCAAAACGCGATGACCAAGAAAAGGCGGTCTATGTTCCGACAGCACCTTCCGCCTATATCGATGATGCCACACCTCTACAATATATTGATTCGGATGGTATGTGGCTCGATTATCGATCAACGCGCGACCGTCTTTTGTCAATTCGTAGTGAAACCAAGGGGTCGGTATTGTCGAAACCGGTATACAAAGTCTTGGAAGACGGATTAGTAGTGGGACTTTTGACCGAGACGAATCAATTTGTCCAAGTCGTCCCACCCAGCGAAAACGTGGATGACGATGGTTTAGAAATAATGACTCAATCGCAAACCATCCTAGCAGACCAAGTGTTTGCTTTATCAAACACAGAGGACCGCGTTCGAACAGAAACGGCCCAGCGTATTTCATTAGAAAGTCAGTTTTATTCGATTTTTCGTGGAATAGCCAGGATTCGCCTAAATCAATTTGAAAACCGTCGGAGGAAAGAACGGATGATGGGAATCTTGGAAAACCCGAGCATTACATATCGGAAAAAACTAGCACAAATGGAGACAATGGTTCGCGAATTGATGGGCGATGCAGTCACTTTCCAAGATATACCGATGGAACTGTTGATGAAGGTCGATTCAGTATCCATGTGTAGTACAATGGACAATAGTGCTGCTGCTGCTGCTGCTGCTGCTGCTGCTGTCACATCAACAGACGACAAATATGAAGAGAAGCCATACTGTATTACCTTGGAAAATGGAGAACAACAGACCCTATTTCCCAAGCGTCATCTCATCAGTGGTCTGGACAATGATCGCGTGTATTTCGGTAGGTTGGCCGATGAACTTGTCAGATATAGACGGATTCGTTCGTTCATGTTCCAAGCTAAAGTGTATTTGATGTTGAACCAAGGCGAATATCAAGTTCGCGACGATGAACTCTTTTTACTACAATCCATCTTTGTTCCCGAATATTTCCAAGATATCGGCTCCATTACGACCAATTCCTATGTCCAAGTAACAGGTGTAGACTTTGCTAAACCAGCTATTACACAAAACTACACCCACCAGGTGGATAAAAAGGAACAGCGTGATCTTGAAACGAGCAGCGTGGATACGACTGCTCTACATGATACGGTGGCCGAATGTATTGTGAATACGCGCGAGGTCATTGGAAATCCACAGAACCTATGGCGTAGGTCGTTTCCCAAGACGGCGAAAGAGGTCGTGTTTCGCAATACGCTAGCCTGTAGTTTTTACCCCATGATTGCCGTATTACAAGAACGCCTAAAGAACCAAGTATCCGTGCAAAATGTGAAAAGTCTTTTATGGGCCGGATATGCAAAATACGTTGACCTGTATCGCGAAAAAATCCTGTTTTTATGGCGCAAACAGGGGAAACGCGATCTGGCAACGGCAGCGGCAGCAAGTTCAGTGGAGGCGGTCATCCATAGTGACGGATACTACATAACAGACTTGGATTGGTGGGTTTTAGCAACACATGCTAAACTACCCATTATCCTATTCTCTTCAACTACGGTAAAACAAATCCAATCATCCGTCGATTGGATTCATTTAAGCGGAGGTTCCAATGATCGTTATTTCTTCGTTCGAACAATCGCCGAACCCGGAATCAATACAATACCGACCTACCATCTGATTACACCGACCCTTGGTTTAGGCGATTTGAAAGACTTTGCTGGAATGATTCAACGCGCATTCACCGGGGAAGAAGAATACAAAGACTATATGCAAACTCTCGATCAATATTTAGCAAAAATGGTGGTCTTGACAAAACGACGATGAGCCATGAAAATATGATACCATTTATGAAATGGCATCATAACAAGAAAGCATTCAATACAACGATGATTTTACAACCTTCGCCACATATTTACCGATGAACATTTGATTCAAGGGTGAAAATATATTTATGCACGAATAGAGATTAATGCACGAGTTTGTGTGTAGCATTCCGCACCAACTTATGTGTGAAATGCCAGATTACCGCAAACACTGCAGCGTGCGTAAGTGCAACCACAATCTTGGATCCTCCAGGAGGGAGGGAGATGAGCACACCAGGAGTGAGAACGAAGAAGAGAAGGAAAGCGTAAATAAACATGAAGGCGTCCATTTCAAGTATATAGTCTATATTGTGAAAAAAATAGATTTAGCAAAATCAGCTATATAATACACATTGCAAAATAATCGAGATCACACCGCTAAAACCCGGCATTGTAATCATCGTCACATACTCCCGTATTTGTGGCGCGAATATTGACGATGTTGTTCTGGATCGCAATCTTGGTCTTCGAGCAAGCA